ACAACGATTGAAGAGTTTAAAGATTACTATAGGCTTAGTGAAAACTTAGATGATGCAGATACACAACAGTATGGCGTACCAAGGCGTGTAATAAAAAGTCCTGATGGAAGAAACTTTGGATTAAGTCCTATACCTGATAAAGTATATCGTGTTTGGTATTTTGCATATAACCTACCTACAGCATTAGATGCTTTTGGAGATGAAACAGTTTTTCCAGATGTATACAAAACAGTACTACTTGCTAGATCTAGATATTATGTGCATCAGTTTAAAGAAGATGTACAAGCAGCGGCTTTTGCTCTTGAAGACTATAAGCGTGGAATACGTTTAATGCGTTTGCATTTAATGGAACCAACGCCAGGATATTTTAAAGATGACCGTGTGAGGTTTGTGTAGTGTCTCAGCCTTGGGGATTTTCATGCAAAGGTGGCTTAAATGTCAACCTAAACCAGCTTGAGATGCTTTCTCAGCCTGGGTTTGCTACACGCCTCAGAAACTTTGAGGTAGACCCTGATGGCGGTTATAGACGAGTAGATGGCTTTACACAGTTTGGAGACACTAATCCTAACAGCAGTGAAACTATTCTTGGGATGACAGTGTACGCAGATGGTGTAATTGTTTGTTCAGGAACAGGAATATTTTTTAGTCAGGACGGTGAGACTACTTGGCTACAAATAAATAGAGCAAGCGTATCTGGATCAGGAGATAATTACTCTACATTTACAGGACGCTCAGTAGCTGCACGTACTTCTCAAGGACGATGCAGTTTTGCTTTATATGAGGGTACGTCAGATTACGGTGAGCTAGTTATTTGTGATGGTGTAAACGAACCTTTTCTATTCCAAATGACGGGTACAGATTCAGACGTAACTAATCGTACATTCTTTGCAAAAGAGATAACAGTCAGCGGAACCACAGGCCCTGCTGTTGGTGTGATACACGATAAACATTTAGTAGTTGCTGGAGCATCTACAGCTAAGAATACTATATTCTACAGCGGCACTAATGACATTGATGACTTTACTAGCACTGGATCAGGAAGCATTGTAATTGAAGATGCTGTAGTAGGACTAGCAAGCTTTCGTAGCGACTTAATTATTTTCTGTAAGAATAGTATTCACAAGCTTGTTAATATTAACGACTCTAGCAATGTAGCAGTTGTTCCTATTACAACAAACGTAGGCTGTGTATCAGGTGGTAGTATTCAAGAGATAGGCGGTGACTTGTTATTCTTATCTCCTGATGGAGTAAGAACAGTTGCAGGTACAGCAAGAATTGGTGACGTAGAGTTAGGGTCTGTTAGTAGACAAATACAAAGTCTTATATCTGATATTGCTGCTGACAAAGACTACATTATTACTAGCGCAGTTCTTAGAAGTAAATCACAGTACCGTTTATTTTACACTAAGTCTACTGAAAGCCCTACTATTGCTAGAGGCATTATAGGTACTTTAACATCTAATGGTTTTGCGTGGTCAGAGACATTAGGTATTCAAGCACTAGGGTTTGTCTCAGGCTTAGACAAAGATGGTATAGAACAAGTATATCATGGCGATAAAGATGGCTACATATACAATCATCTTTCAGGTAATGCTTTTCGTAGTTCAGGAGCAGCAAGAGACATAGATGCTGTGTATCAAACACCAGACTTTGACTTTGGTGATGTAGGTACTAGAAAGACTCTAAAATATGCAAGAGTTTCTTTTAGCCCTGAAGGAGCAGTAGAACCTAGCTTTAGAGTTAGATATGACTACGAAGATCCTGATGTACCACAACCAGAACCTTTTGCAGTTAGTACCATTGCTCTTCCAGCAATCTTTGGTACAGCAACTTTTAATGCAGTTACATTTGGAGCAACTACTGATCCTATGGAAAGGATTACACTAGAAGGCTCTGGAAATACTTGCAGTTTTAGAATTACAAGTGAAGATCAAAAGTCAGCCTACGCTGTAAATGGTCTTTATATAGATTACATGCCATCAGGTAGGAGATAATAAATGGCTCAGAATTATACTAGACAGAGTTCTATGGCTGATGGGGATACTATCACAGCGGCACTATTTAACAATGAATACAATCAACTAGTAAACGCTTTTGCATACTCATCATCTAGTGCGTCTTCTACTGGTCATAGACACGATGGATCTACTGGGCAAGGTGGCAACGTACCTCAGATTGGTGATTTAGACTTTCTTAATAAAGTTGTAGTAGACGGAACAAACAATAGAGTAGGCTTTTTCGTAGAGGTATCTAGCAGTGCAGTTGAACAAGTACGTGTTCAGGATGGCGCTATTGTGCCTGTTACAGATAATGATATTGACCTTGGTACTAGCTCTTTAGAATTTAAAGATTTATTCCTTGATGGTACTGCTCATGTTGACACGCTTGATGTAGATGTTAATGCGACTATAGCTGGTACTTTAGGTGTTACAGGAGTTTTAACAGGTTCTTCTTTAGATATTTCGGGTGACATTGATATAGATGGAACATCTAACTTAGATGTTGTAGACATTGATGGTGCAGTAGACATGGCTACTACTCTTAATGTTGCAGGAGTAGCTACCGTAGGTGGTCTTACAATAGGCAGTGCAGTTATTACTGAAGCAGAGCTAGAGACTATAGATACTATAACAGCAGGGACTATAACTGCTTCTAAGGCCGTTGTAGTTGATAGTAATAAAGATGTATCTAGTTTTAGAAATGTAACTCTTACAGGCGAACTAGATGCTGCTACAGGTGACTTCTCAGGCAACGTAGACATTGATGGTGATTTACTTGTAGGTGATGATCTTACACTAGACTCAGATGCAGCAGTGCTTGGCTTTGGCGCAGACACAGACGTAACATTAACACACGTAGCAGATACTGGTCTTCTTTTAAACAGCACAATGGCTTTGCAATTTAATGATGCTTCTCAATTCATTAACGCTCCTTCTGCTACTGTACTGGACATTAACGCTACTGACGAGATTGAACTTAATGCTACGCTAGTAGACATAAATGCTAACGTAGAAGTTTCAGGTACTTTGACTGTAGCAGGTGCAGTAGATTTTGGTGATGCCGCACTTAGCAACGTAGGCGCTGTGCAACTTGATAGCATTGCAGGTGATGCAGACTCTAATACTTCTATAACCTTCAGTGGCTCTGATGTAATTACTATAGCTGCTGGTGGTGACAACCAAGTAACATTTACTAATGGTGCTATTGTACCTTCTACAGATAATGACATTGACTTAGGCACAAGCTCTGTAGAGTTTAAAGATGCTTTCTTTGACGGTACGGTAACTACTGATGCACTCGTAGCTGACACTGCTGATATTAATGGTGGTACAGTAGATGGTGCAATTATTGGTGGTAACAGTGCTGCTGCTATTACAGGTACAACAATTACGGGTACAAGCTTTGTAATTGGTAGTGCAGATATTAGTGAAGCAGAACTAGAAACTATTGATGGAGTAACTGCTGGTACTGTAGCAGCTTCTAAGGCTGTAGTAGTAGATGCTAATAAAGACATTGGAAGTTTTAGAAACATTACACTTACTGGAGAACTAGATGCAGGATCTCTTGACATTTCAGGCGACGCTGACATTGACGGTACGTTGGAGACTGATGCACTGTCTATTAATGGCACAGCGGTTACGTCTACGGCAGCGGAACTCAACATACTTGATGGCGTAACTAGCACTGCTGCTGAACTTAATATTCTTGATGGGGTCACAAGCACAGCCGCTGAACTTAATATTTTAGATGGTGTCACAGCTACTACTGCTGAGTTAAACATAATGGATGGAGTTACTGCAACTACAGCAGAACTAAACATTATGGATGGTGTAACAGCCAGTGCAGCAGACATTAATCTTATAGACGGGATTACTAACGGCACAGTAATTGCTAGTAAAGCTATTATTACAGATTCCAACAAAGATATTACTGGCGGTAGAAACATTACTATCTCTGGTGAACTAGACGCAGCAACACTGGACATTTCTGGTGATGCTGATATTGATGGAACTTTAGAAACTGATGCACTATCTATCAACGGTACTGCTGTCACATCAACAGCAGCAGAATTAAACATTCTTGACGGTGTTACCGCCGTAGCTGGTGAGTTATACGCTCTGGACTTAGGCAGCACAGCAGTAGGTATAGCTATTGCATCTAAAGCAGTAGTGTTGGATTCTAACAAAGATTTTACAGGCGTTAGGAACTTTTCTAT